TTAAGGAGGAAAACATAATGGCTATTAAATATGCTGCTACAAAATTTCCACAGATGGAAATTGGTAATTTACTTGCTCAGGATTATGGTGAGCACATTTTATCTGTAAAGATTACAGAAGATACACCTAATGGATATCATTTCAAACCAGGTAAGATGACTTCTCTTGATAATTGGGAGATGGAAGCTGCAACTGAAATTGATGCTTATATCGCAATGAAAGATGCGTCAGGAAGATACCTTGTTGTAATTAGAGATCCAAAGGGAGTTGGTGTTATCTATCAGAAACCTCTCAACAATGTCGAGAGTCCTCGTTCACTCGCACTTGCTTCTAATTTCTATAACGATCCAGCAGACGGTGCAGTTCGTGGATACATGCTTCATTCACAGGATCGTTATTGGCTTACAGAAGATAATTTTGATGGCTCACCTACAGTTGGAGCTGAAATCACAACGATTTCTAGTGGAAAATTAAAAATTGGTGCGTAATAGAAAGGAGGATATAGAATAATGATGAGATTTAGTACAGAACATTTAAGAAAAGTTTTTGAAGATGCCGATAAGTATGAAAATTTTAAGAAGCTTACATACAATTTAAATCACGGAATTGATATTTATGAGTATGATGATGACGGAAACCAGAGAAAGGTTTCTAAGCACGAAGCAAATAAGGCAATCCGTAAAATTATTATGGAGGTATGTGACCTTACTGAAGAGGATCTTAGATCCAATAAGAGACGTGAAAGAGCCTTAGAGCTTCATCACACAGAAGTATATGAGTTACTTGAGTCTGATATTGATTTTAAGGTAGATACAGCATTCAAGGAGTCTGAGTGGTTTAATGATTTTGTAGATATGAGAAATGTTAAACTTGGCGACGAGGAAGAGTTTTGGTCAAGAGAAAAGGTTATGCTTGCTGTTGCTGAAATTAGTGGTGATCACCATGATCTGACTTTACAGTACTTAAATGAAGGTACAGCACACAAGATTCATACTAAGAAGTATGGTGTAAAGATTGGTAAGGATATTGATCTTATTTTACTTGGACGTATTGATTTTACTGAGCTGACAGATAAGATTGCAGAAGCGTTTGTATATAAAGTTCAGGAACTTTGCTATACAGGAATTTATGGTGCTGCAACTAAGTTACCTAACAACTCTCAGTTTGTAAAAACAGGTGCTTTATCTGCTTCTACTAAGGACAAGTTTGATACACTTCTTGAGGATGTTGGAACTGCTAACAGTGCAGAAGTTGTTATTATGGGTACAAAGACTGCATTAAAGAAACTTAATGGTCTTACAGAAGTTGATTGGAGAAGTTTGTCTCAGAAAGAAGATGTTGCAAAGACTGGTCGCCTTGGTACATATGAAGGAACAGAGCTTATTGAGATTCCTCAGAGATTTGCTTTCAATGATGTAACAAAGAGACTTATTGACGATAAGAGACTTCTTATCTTTGCAAAGAATCAGGAACAGTTCGTGTGGTTTACAGATAAGGGCGAAACTCAGATTTATGAGTCTGGTACTCAGAAGGGTGAACACGCTGATGACTTCCAGAAATATGAAGTTCAGAGAGAAATGGGTGTTGAGGTAGTATTGCCACAGTACTTTGGTCAGTGGACTCTTGAATAGTAAATAAGGTTGAGTGGTTAGTTTATCTAGCCACTCTTTTTATATTGGATAGAAAGGAAAAATAAATGGCATATACAAAAAAGACCACCACAAAAGCAGTAGAAAATACTAATACTGATGTGGCTGAAAAGAAATCAGAAAAAAAGAAGTTTGAGCCAACAGAAATGATTCCATGTGTGTCTCTTACAGCAGGAGAATTATTTTATGTTGGACTTAAATCAGATACTTTATATACATTTGCAGATATTGATGACGTTCAGGAAATTGAATTTAGAGATTTGGATTATGCAGCAAGGAAGGGTGACAAGATGATGTTTAAACCTCGTTTTGTTGTACAGGATGCAGATTTTATCGCGTTACATCCAGAACTTGATGATTTATATTCTACTCTTCACTCGACAAATGATTTAAGAGATATTTTAAAGATGACTCCTTCGCAAATGGAAAAAGCAATCTATTCTCTTCCAATTGGAGCACAGGAAGCATTAAAAACTATTGCAACAAGTATGGTTGATGACGGAACACTTGATTCTGTTAAGAGAATTCAGACGATTGATTCTATTTTTGGAACAGAGTTACTTTTAAAATTGAATATGTAGTAAAGGAGGCTCACAATGACGCTTCCATATGAAACAATTTTTTCACGAACAAGAGGACGAATTTCAGATCCGAAAGAACTCTCTCTTGACAAAAACGATCTTAATGAAACATTGACTGAACGCTTACGCATGGTTGCAGGTGATGAACGAGTTATTAGAAAATTCGCTTCATTTAATATGGATGACGAAATCCAACAGATTGAATTTGAGATGCAATATCCTGTTAGCGATTTTGCAGATAAAGAATATGTTATAGGATTGTTTACTCTTGGAATGACAATTGAATGGTTAAAACCACAGGTTGACTCTGCAAAATTTACTGCTAGAGCTTTAGGAACAAAAGAAGAAAAAAACATGCAGAATCCATATAAAGATATGCAAAGTAGATTGGATACATTACAGCATGAATTTAGTAGAAAACTTGCAAGTCATGGATATATTAATAATTCATATGTGCGAGGTGAATAACTATGGAATATATATATGGTTCGTTCACTAAAAGACAAATTAAAGAAGCTGCACATGCAATGCACAACGATGTTCATAAATTATTGCTTTATAAGGATAATCGAATAGAAGAAAAAATATTTGAGAATGATGAAGCTTTTCTTATATTTTTCCAGAATGTCATGTTTAAATTTAGTGGAACAAAAACTCTATTTAATAACAATGGAATTATGGTCACATTAATGGCTACCTTGCAAGCTGCTTATGACGAAGTTACATCTGATGAGTTTGATTACATGACATTTCGTAGGGCTATTTTAGATAGTCACAATTATATTAAGCAGATGTTTGAAGGAGGTGTTGGTGATGCCAAGCTTACAGACAGCACGGCGAATCGCTAACGCCAAAACAAATAATGCGAAAACTTTAGGTCAGATTTATAAAGAAGAATCTGATTTTTTGATGGAAGAAACTTGGGATAACAGTATCACTTCCAAGACTTGTTATATCTATGATCATTTTCATGATGATTTTTTCACAGATGAACATGGAATTACACGTTCTCTTGCTGAAGGTATGACTTATGAAAATACCAATAAGACAAAAATAGATGCAAAGTTTATTATCAAATCTTATCAGTCAATGGATAAAGATCAAGTGGAATACTATATTATGTTTCGTCCAAGTCAGCCTGTAAGATTCAATGAAGGTGATGACCTTTATTATTATGAGACTGATTTTAGGAAACGCTATGGGGCAACATTTCCGATAGGACTTTTTGTGGACGTTCCAGATGATAGAGGAATTTATCATAAGTGGATTGTTTGTCGTGATGAACCTGCAAATCAGTTTCCAAAGTATCTGATTTTACCAGTAAATTACGAACTTACATGGATTGAAAAATCTAATGATAAGCGCATCAAGAGACGTATGTGGTGTTGTTTAAGACAACAGAATTCCTACACTATAGGCACTTACACCGACCGATATTTTACACATACTGATAATCAGGATAAGATATGGTTGCCAATGAACTCTATTACAGAGAAATTTTGGTACACTTCTGAAGATTCTAAAAATATGCGTGTTGTAGTAAGTGCTTTAACAGAACACCCTACAGTATGGACAGTGACCAAGGTTGAAAATTCAATGCCATTTGGTATTCAAAAGCTTACTATATATACAGCATTTTGGAATGAGCATACTGATTATGTCAATCTTGAAACAGGTGAAATGTATGCGAACTATTTCGATTCAGAAATTGCCCCAACAGATCCATCTACTCCAACCACTCCCCCATCTTCCATTACAGCAAAAATTTCAGCATCTACTTCAACTATTAAAGTTGGTGGCTCTTATAAAAATCTTACAGTAAATCTATTTAATTATTCCAATGAAGATATTACAACTGAATATGCTGATGCTACCTTTACATGGGTTTGTTCTATTGACGATGAAGATTGGACTGATAAAGTTACATGGCGAGCTGGTACAGAGTACAACCAAAAGAAAGTAAAGTTTCCTAGCGATACTTCTGTTATCGGCAAAATATTGTCTGTTATGTGTGAAGTTGTTAAGGAAAATTTGCCGATTGAATCTGAAATTTTGCTGTTAGAATTAACTGAGTAGGAGGTGTTTTATGGCAGAAAAATTAGTTACAAAGAATGATTTGTTGAATAAGCTTCGTGCATATAACAACACTCCTGATGATGAAAATATTTTATATAAAAAAAAGATAGAAAAGGCTTTATTATCAAATCCTTGTTTACTTTATGCACTCAATGAAAAAACGTTAGAGTCTGAACTTTTTGATGATGATGGTAATATCAATTGGGAATGGAATGAAGAAAAGAAGGAATACGAGCCTCTTGGAGAATGGGATAGATATTTTTCAGATACAGCAGGCGATGGAAATATACTTCCGTATTTATTTATTCCAGACACTCAGACAAAAGTACGAAATTATCTTTGTTATCAAGTAAGTTTTCAAGACACAGTTAGATATCAACCTGGATTAAAAGAAACGTTGGTTACTTTTACTATTTTTGTTCATGGCAATGATAGGATGGATAAATTAACAGGTATTCCAAGACACGATCTTATTGCTTCTATTATAAGAGAACGATTTGCATGGTCAAATGTATTTGGGATGCAAACGCACATTATATCAAATCGTGAATCTACTACGGATAACAATTACGTTGTTCGTACTCTTGTATTCCAACTTACGGACTTAAACAGTAAAGTTCAGACACCTTATGGTGGAAAACCATCTATTATGAATTATGGTGTAAGGCGGTGATATTATAAAATCCAATATATTAGATGAATTACAAACCGCTACCATT